GAACAGAATTTCTGGTCTTGAGTATTATACTTCATTGTCTCTTCTTGAAACAAATACCGCAAACCTTTTTGTTGCGGATGGAGATGGCCTCAATAGATTTAAATCTGGATTCTTTGTAGATAACTTCACAGGATTCAATGCTCAAGAAAATAGATCGACCATTAAAAACAGTATTGATAGAGCGAATAAAGAATTAAGACCAAGACACTATACAAATGCTATTGATCTAATCTTTGGTCCAGTTGTAAACCAAGACCCAACCGCAGATTTAAATTTTGCAACAATTGAAGGAAATAATATCAGAAAAGCAAATGATGTAATTACTCTTGATTATAGTGAAGTTGAATATATCAACCAACCATTTGCAACCAGAACTGAAAGTGTTACTCCTTTCCTTATTAGTTTCTGGCAAGGAACTATGGAATTAAATCCAGCTTCCGATACGTGGGTTGATACAGTAAGACTTGATGCAAAAATTATCGATGTTGAGGGGGATTATGCATCTACTGTAGAACTCCTTGCAAGAACTGAAGATCTTGATCCACAGACAGGATTTGCTCCTATTGTCTGGAATGCATGGGAAACCAACTGGACTGGATTTGAGTTTAATGATTCGACAAGCAGATCGACTCAAACCACAAGTGGTGGTAGAAGAGGTGTTGGTGGATGGATTAATGGTGGTAACGATAACCCAGCAAGATGGGTTGAAACTCAAACTACCACAACAACCGAAGAAACTATAAGAGAAACAATTGAAACAGGAGTAGAATCAAGAACTGGATTCCAAACCATCGTTACTGAACAATTTGATCAGGAATCTGTAGGAGACAGAACTGTAAGTAGAGACTTGATCCCAACTATGAGATCAAGAAACATTGAATTTATTTCTAAGAGAATGAAACCTCTTACAAGAATGTACGCATTCTTCGATGGAGAAAATGTAACCAAGTATTGTGTTCCTAAACTCCTTGAAATTTCCATGGTATCTGGAACTTTCCAGGTTGGAGAAACTGTCATTGGAAGAATGGTAAAGACGGGTCTTAATCCTGTTGGAAGAGATGGAATTGGAGAAGATCCAAAGATTACATTCAGAGTTGCTCAATCTAATCACAGAGAAGGTGAGTATAATGCACCAACTCAAGTGTTTAGAGAAAGTCCATATGAAGGAAATCCACTTTCAGCAACGTATTCAGCAACTTCAACTATTTTGAATGTTGACACCTTCTCACTTTCAAATGAAGCCCAAGGACAGTTCTCTGGACATGTAGCAGAAGGAATGGTGCTTATTGGATCCACAAGTGGTGCAGAAGCAACGGTTACTAATGTAAGACTTGTTTCGGATTTAGCAGCAAACTTAATTGGTAGTTTCTTTATTCCAAATCCAAATAATGTTAATCACCCAAGATTCGAAACTGGAACTAAAATCTTTACGCTCATAAACGATGAAGATAATGATCCAAATATAGCAACAACCGTTGCAGAAGAAGGATTTACTGCTTCTGGAACTCTTGAAACTGTTCAAGAAAATATCATTTCTGTCAGAAACGCAAGAGTTGAGCAAAGACAGGAATTCCAAGAGAGAAATGTAAACAGAAGTCTTGGAACCGAAGTTGTAGGATCTCAGGTTGTCAGCCAAAGTTCTACGGATACTATTGTTGGTTGGTATGACCCTCTGGCACAATCTTTCTTAGTCGAAGAGGATACTGGAGTCTTCGTAACCAAATGTGACGTTTACTTCAGAACAAAGGATGACAATGATGTTCCTTTGGTATTCCAACTCAGAACCATGGAGAATGGATTCCCAACTCAAAAGATTCTCCCATTCTCTGAGATTGTTGTCGATCCAGCTGATATTCAACTTTCAGATGACGGATCTGTAGCAACAACTATTGAATTCAAAGCACCTGTATTCTTGGAAGGTGGAAAAGAATATGCAATTGCCCTTGCATCTAACTCAACTAAGTATAGTGTTTACATCTCAAGAATTGGTGAAAATGATCTTCTGAGTGATACATTTATCTCCAACCAACCATATCTTGGATCACTCTTCAAGTCACAGAATGCTTCTACTTGGGAAGCAAGTCAGTGGGAAGATCTCAAGTTTATTATGTACAGAGCAGATTTTCTCAGTGCTGGTACAATTGATTTCTATAGTCCAGAACTTACAGAAGGTAACAGACAAATTCCTGTTCTCAAACCAGATTCTTTAGTTCTTTCTTCCAGAAAGATTAGAGTTGGTCTTGGAACTACAGTCGGAGATTCTGGTTACGAAATTGGAAATACTTTCTTCCAACAAACAACTAATGCAACTGCTGATTTAGTTGGAACTGCTGGAACCGCTTCTGGAACTCTGACTGTCTCAAATGCTGGTATTGGTCTCACACCTAATGACGGATCTCTCACATTTACTGGAGTCAATCTTGTAACTCTGAGTGGCAATGGTAGAGGTGCTCAGGCAGAAGTTACAGTTGTCAATGGAGTTGCAGTAGCAGCTACAATTAGTAATGATGGTGGTAATGGATATCAAGTTGGTGATGTTCTTGGAATTACAACGATTGGTAATGCAGCAGTTGGTAAGAACGTAAGACTTACCGTTGCTGGCATTGGACAGACCAATGAACTTATCTTTGAAAATGTTCAGGGAGAGTTCTCTGTTGGTGCCGGTAAGACAATGATGTACATCAACAGTGCTGGTATTACAACTGAACTTAACTATGGATTACCTGGCGGTGTTGGTGGTAATGTACAAGCATCAACAATCATTGTTGATAATGATGGTTTACATGTCAGAGTTGAGCACCAGAATCATGGAATGTATTTCCCAGATAATAGAGTTATTATTTCCGGTGCCCTTCCAGATGTTAAACCAACAAAGTTAAGTGCATCTTATGCATCAGGATCTACTGCAGGTCTTTCTGTTGATGATGCATCAAACTTTACTACTTTTGAAAATGTTGGTGTTGGAACCACAAATACTGGTTACCTTCTGATTGGTAATGAAATTATTGAATATACTTCCGTTACTGGCAACACTATCGGAGGAAACATCAGCAGAGGAACTAATCCTATTACATATCCTGTCGGAACTCCAGTTTATAAGTATGAACTTGGTGGAGTTAACCTCCATAGAATCAATAAAACTCACACATTGAGTGATGTTTCTATCGGAAGTTCGATTACATTTGATGCATACAGTATTAAACTTGATATGTCTGAGAAGTTTAATAGTGAAAACGACGATAGAAGCGATGACATTGGTTGGCCTAAACTTTATGTTGGTGCAACTAAGTCTGCTGGAGGTCCAAATATCAAGGCAACTCAAAACATGCCTTTTGAAATCATCACTCCAATTGTTCAAAATGTCACTACAAGAGGAACTTCTATTAGCGCAGAAGTTAGAACAGTAACAGGTCAGAGTTTGAGTGGTAATGAAATTGCTTATGTGGACAATGGATTTGAACCAATTGTAATGAACACACCAAACTACCTGGATTCTACCAGATTGATTTGCTCTAAAGTCAATGAAGATGCTAAATTGTCCAATCTTCAGGGATCTAAGTCCATGCAAATGAGACTTAGTATGGTAACAACCGATTCTCGTATTTCTCCTGTGATTGATGGTCAAAGAGTTAGCACTATTCTTTCTTCAAATAGAGTTAATGATGTAATTTCTGACTATGCTACTGACTCAAGAGTGAATAGAGTTTCAACAGATCCTACTGCTTGTCAGTATATTTCCAAAGAAATCAACCTTGAGAATCCAGCAACATCTCTGAAAGTAATTCTTGATGCTCACATTAACAATTACTCAGATATCAGAGTATTCTATGCAATTGGAACCAAAGGTGGTTTTGACCCAATCTTTATCCCATTCCCAGGATATAAGAACTTGAATTCTAAAGGAGAAATAATTGATGTTGCAGATAATAATGGAGAATCTGATGCATTTGTATCCAAAACTCCTACTTATGGATTTGATAGTGGCTCTGTTGAATTTAAAGAGCACACATTTAGTATAGATCAACTTCCACCATTTAGATCATACCGAGTTAAAATTGTGTTGACTGGTACTTCACAAACGTATGTACCAAGAGCTAAAAACTTGAGAGTCATTGCTTTAGCGTAAAATGTACAAAGTAAAAGATAATGTGGATCTCGTAAGGGATCCACATACAGGTGCTATTTTAAATATAAATTCTTTAGATCATGAAAAATATGTTGCAAGACGTGAAGTGAAAAATAAAGAGCATCAAAAAGTACAGACCATTGAAGAGGAAGTTGCTAACCTTAAGGAGGATATTTCCGAAATTAAATTATTATTAAAGGAGTTAATCAATGGATCCAAATAATATAATTTTAGATAATCTTTCTAAAAGTTTTGAATACATCAAGTTAGCAACTATAATAGATAGTTGTAATGACAACAATCAACTTAAAGAAATTGCCAAGTGCTTCTGCAAACTTTATTATAAACAGCAAGAAACCATGCAAGCAATAGGTATACCAAATGGCAACTAAGAACGTAACCTTTGATCCTGATGCAGGAGTACCAAAAGGTGTTAATTTAACAATCCATACTGGTGCGGATTTTACAACCAATTTTAATGTTGTAAATACAGCAAACACTGCATTTGATCTTACTGGGTATACTGGATCTTCTGCAATGTCAAAGAGTGTGGCTGTAGGTGCTACTCTTGGAATCACAACTTCATTTACAGTTGGATTTACAAGTGCCTATGATGGTAAGTTTAAAATTTCTCTTGGATCAGCAGATACCAGAAGTTTGAGTGAAGGTAGATATGTCTACAATGTACTGGTAAGTTCTGGCAGTACGGTTTATAGTATTGTAAATGGAAATGTTTTAGTTGTCGCAGGAATAACTACAGCGCCATCATAAATACTATTAAGGAATCAGTGTATAAATGGCTCAACCAGCAAGTAGGTCTGACCTCGTAAATTATTGCAAGAGACAACTGGGAGCACCAGTATTAGAAATCAATGTTGCCGAAGAGCAAATTGATGATCTAATTGATGACGCTCTTCAATATTTTCACGAGAGACATTTTGATGGTGTAACTCAAGTATTTTTAAAATACAAATTAACTCAAGCAGATATTGATAGAGGAAGAACAAGAGGAGATAATAAAACTGTAGGTATCGTAACTACAACTGCAAGTTCTACGATTGATGGATCGTCTGTAACATTTTCATTTGAAGAGAACAGTAATTATTTACAGATTCCACCAGAAGTAATAGGGATCAACAAAATCTTCAGGTATGACGGTTCACAAACAGTAAGCAATAATATGTTTAGTGTGAAGTATCAGATGTTCCTTAATGATATCTACTATTGGGGATCAACAGAACTTCTAACTTATGCTATGACTAAGACGTATTTGGAAGATATGGACTTTCTTCTCAATACACAAAAACAAATTAGATTTAATCAGAGACAAGATAGACTGTACTTAGATATTGATTGGGCAGATGTAGCTGAGGATGATTATATTATTATTGACTGCTACAGACTTCTAAATCCAAATGATTTTACAAGAGTTTGGAATGATTCTTTCCTTAAGAGATATGTAACGCAACTGATCAAAAGGCAGTGGGGACAAAATTTAATGAAGTTCCAAGGAGTCAAACTTCCTGGGGGTGTTGAATTGAATGGAAGGCAAATTTATGATGATGCTCAAAAAGAACTTGATGTCATCAGAGAAACCATGTCTAATACTTATGAACTTCCTCCACTGGATATGATCGGTTAATCCTATGCTCAATCCATATTTTCAACAAGGATCAAGGTCTGAACAAAACTTAATCCAAGATCTTATCAACGAACAGTTGAGGATGTATGGTGTTGATGTACATTATCTTCCCAGAAAGTATTTGACTGAGAAGACCATCATAAAAGAAGTTATTCAATCTAAGTTTGATGATGCTTATCCTATTGAAGCATACATCGATAATTTTGAAGGGTATGGAGATAATACAACAATTTTATCTAAGTTTGGAATTCAAGCAACAAATGAAATAACTCTAATTATCTCAAAAGAAAGGTTCGAAAATTATATCTCTCCACTAATCAAGAACGAACAGAATATCAAACTTTCGACCAGACCAAAAGAAGGAGATCTAATTTATTTTCCTCTTGGAGATCGGCTATTTGAAATTAAGTTTGTAGAGCATGAAAAACCATTTTATCAACTCCAAAAAAATTATGTTTATGAACTCAGATGCGAACTGTTCAGATATGAAAATGAGGTTATTGATACTGGGATTGATGAAATTGATGATCTTTTGACAGGAGGAGAATCTGATGGACTTACTGATGATGGAATCTCAACTATTATTGGAGCATCTCAAACACTCACTCTTGTTGGTGCCGGAGTAACTGCAACGGCTGTTGCTGGAATTATCACTGAGGGTGGTATTAGACTCATAACCATGACGAATAGAGGTGGTGGATATACCTCCGTTCCAAGAGTTGCAATTTCATCTGCGCCATCAGGAGGAATTACTGGTATTGCTTCTGCTGTTTTGATTGGTGGAATTAATGTATGCAATCAAAGTGCAAATCCAGGAGCAAGATCTATACAAAATGTTGATATTGTAAATCCTGGCGCAGGATATACTGTTGCACCAGGAGTAAGATTTATTGGTGGTGGAGGATCAGGAGCAGCTGCAACGACCAGAATTGGTGATGGTGTTGTAGGAATCGTAACAATTACTGCTGGTGGATCTGGATATACGACTGCACCAACAATCACGTTTACTGATGAAGTATTCTTGAGTGGAGTAACTACTGTATCTGCTGCAGCAACTGCCATCGTTAGTGCTGCAGGAACTATTACCTCAATTCAACTCATCAATGCTGGTTTAGGATACAGTATTGCCCCCACTATTACTATTTCCAGTCCTTCTCTTACTTCAACTGGAGACTTCATATTTAATGAAGTTGTTACTGGATCAAGTAGCGGAACAACAGGTAGAGTCAGAGTTTGGAACTCTACTACCAATATTCTTAAGGTTTCTAATGTTAATGGGGCATTTACAGTTGGTGAAGATATAGTTGGTTCCACATCAGGTGCTTCACATGAACTTAGAATAATTAATCTTGATCCCGTTGACGATGGATTCTCAGATAACATTAACATAGAAACAGAAGCAGATTCTATTATCGACTTCTCAGAGCAGAACCCATTCGGTATTCCCTAAATAGTACTTATTATAGCAAATAATATTATAGGGACTCAAAGATGTTTGAATATTTTTATAACGAAATATTGAGGAGGACCATTATATCTTTTGGTACTCTTTTTAATTCTATTACTATAAAACAAACTAATTCATCTGACAACGTTGTTAACGTCATCAGAGTCCCTTTAGCTTATGGTCCAACTCAAAAGTTTTTGGCAAGACTTGAGCAATCACCAAATTTAAATAAGTCAACTGCATTGACATTACCAAGAATGTCATTTGAAATGACTGGATTGACTTATGATCCAAGTAGAAAAGTTAGTACAACTCAGCAATATACAGTAAAAGATCCTACAGACGGAACTGAGTCTAAAAAAGTATACATGCCAGTTCCATATAATATGCAATTTGAACTGAGCATCATGTCAAAATTAAATGATGATGCACTGCAAATTGTGGAGCAAATTTTACCATACTTTCAACCTTCATATAATTTAAGTGTTGAATTGGTAGAAGAAATACAAGAAAAACGTGATATTCCAATCATATTGGAAAATATCACTATGCAAGATGATTATGAAGGAGACTTTACGACAAGAAGGGTTCTCCTTTATACTTTAAGATTTACTGCAAAAACTTATCTCTTCGGTCCTGCTACTTCTGCAACCAAAGATATTATCAAAAGAGCAACTGTCAGTTATCTTACTGGTACGGATACTACAAATACTACAAGAGAACTTAGTTACTCTGCAACGCCAAGAGCAATCAAAAATTATACAGGAGATGTTGTTACAACTCTCACTGCTGACATTACAAAAACCACAAAATCATTTGAAGTTGAAGATGCAAGTGGACTTACTGCCAAAACTTACATTGATGTTGAAGAAGAAGAAATGTATATCACTTCTATAACTGGCAATAAGATTACGGTTAATAGAGGTCAAGATGGAACTACTATTGTAGAGCACCTGAGAGGTGCTCCTGTTCATATTATCAATGCATCAGATAATGCATTGATTGAAGAAGGCGACGATTTTGGATTTAGTGGTACGATTTCTTAAAAATGGCAAGCAAATTTGACAGTTTAAATGACGAGTTCAATGTCGTAGGAGACATTGTGCAACCTGAAGTTATCGATAAAAAAATTGAAAAAATAAAAGATATCTCAGATGATATCAAAAAAGATTATGATTATACAAGAGGAAATCTTTACAGCATAATCGAAAAGGGACAGGAAGCAATCAACGGTATTCTTGAACTTGCACAAGAAAGTGAAATGCCCAGAGCATATGAGGTTGCTGGTCAACTAATTAAGAATGTGGCTGATGCAACCGATAAACTGATGGATCTTCAGAAAAAACTGAAGGATGTTGAAGAAGAAAAACAAACTCGTGGACCATCAAACGTTACTAATGCATTGTTCGTTGGATCGACTGCAGAATTAGCAAAACTCTTGAAGGACAAGGATAAGAAATGAGCGGAGACTTAGGGGAATTTTTTTCACTCATAGGTAAAGCAAAGAAAGAGAAGGAAGATGAATTCCGATCTCTGGTGGGAGAACTTGACATCGATTCGATGTTTTCTCAAGTCAAAGTATCAATAGAAGAAGATAATAAAAAGAAAAAGAAAGAAGAAAAGCAAATAAAGGCACTTGAGTCCTGGTTATTTACGGAGCCAAAGAAAAAAGAAGAAGTAGAAACAATAGAAGTAACAGAATCTCCTATTGTGGATGAAGATGAAACAAATTATGAAGAGTGGATAGAGGAAGAAGTAAGGGAAAGAGAAGAAGAGGCAAAAGAAGAAGTAAAAGAAGAGATAGAAGATACTGTTGATCATGCTCTAAAGATTCTTGAGACAATTAAATCAAAAGAAGAAGTTAGAGAAAACCTTGGCGATCCAGAGATACTTAAGATTCGTAGGGAACTTGAGTACTTAAAAAATCTTGTCAATGCACAAGGTGGCGGTGGAGAAGTAAATTTAAGATATCTCGATGATATTGTTGGCATAGCAACAAATTTGAGTGCATATGATGGAATGTATCTTGGGATTGATATCTCAAATACTTCTCAACCTTTTAAATTTTCCGCTGTAAGTGGTGGTGGTTCGGGTGACTATGCTTCTGTTGCAGGAATTGCAACTTATGCAACTCTTGCTGGAGTTTCTACGTATGCTGAAACTGCTGGAGTATCGACATATTCTGTTTCTGCAGGAATTGCTACTT